TGCTTTGTCCGGCTTCAACATCACAAGTAGGTGTTTGTCGATGATCGACTTTAGTTCCCTTGCAAGGTTCTTTCTGCCTTGTGCAAGTCCGTCATAATAACCTTTAGGTGCTTTCTGATTATCCATACCTGCCTTGCCTACGCCTTGACTCCCTGTGGTTTTGTTCCGAAGCTGATACCCAGCATTGGCGTATTCCTTGATCCAATACTGTTCCATTTCATCAAGTTTCGATTCAGGATAGTGTATAAAACCTAACTTCCAACCGTAAGGATTCTTTTGTGCATCATACAGACCGTGAGATTTAAGGCTTAAATCTATATGCTGATAACCTGTAAGGTGGCTCAACATACGCTTTAGGATAAACCTTGCCTGCCCGATATACGCATATTTGAAGCCATCTTCTTCCCTTGTCAGAAAGTAAATCCCACTTTCGTTATCAAGATCAGGATTCAGTTCAAGAAGTCTCTGCTCGTTCTTCTTGTCTATCGCAAGTCTTTGTTTATAGTTCTGATATTTCATCCCTTATACCTTTAGATTCATCAAATAATCTTCAATCGTCATTTGCTGTTTATCGTTATCGAGTGCCATAAGATTCTTCTTTGCCTGCAAGTAGTATTCGGTCTTTAACTCAATGCCTATTGCTTTCCTGTCCATAAGTACACTCTGATAAACTTCCGATCCTATACCCATAAATGGAGTAAATACCGTGTCACCCTCTTTAGAGTAGAGTTTTAAGCATCTTTCGATAACGTCTAACTGCAAAGGGCAGATATGTCGTTCTGATTCTTCATCGGCAAACATACGATTCAAAGTATTGCTCTGCTGAATGTTCCACCAAACAGGTGATGCGTACTCTCTCCAAACAGGTGATGCGTAGTCTTGCCATAAATCGACAGGAAAATCACTATCGGTATGTGTGACAGCTTCTTCGTTTTCTCCATCCTTGCGCATGAATACAACATAATCAGGCAGACCCATGCGTGTACGTGTGCTGTCTTTTTTTATCTGCTTGTGCAATAAGCCAAGTGCCTTTGTTCTCTGCATTTCAACAACAGGGTCTTTCCATATCGTGACTTCTCCGTGATAGATAAAGCCACATTTCTGAAATAGTCTTATAAGGTCACCCCTAAAATCCTTGATGCCAATATATCCGTCACGCTCTTTCATGGCAGGTATCTGCATACAATGAATAGCTACAACACGCCCCCCCTTGAGGATTCTATGCAGCTCACGAACTATAAACTCAAAGTGTATAAAAAACTCTTCGTCATTCCGGCTGTTGCCTAAATCTCTATCACTATTCGAGTAGGTATATAGACTTGAAAATGGCGGTGAAAATACCGACAATCCGATACTTTCATCAGGTATCATCGTGATTGCTTCGGTAGTGTCACCATTTATCAAGGTGTATCTATCGGTTGTGTATTGATCTAAAATCTTCATGCTGATTCTCCTTTCAAAAAATTAGGTAATACCATTGTTTTTGTTGGTTTATAATCGGTCGTGATTCGTGTCGTGTGCTGTATCTCCGACAACGTAACCTCTTTCATTAAGGCGGTCATCTGCCTTTGCATTTCATCCATCTGTGTCTGCTTACGCTTGATGTTTTCAAGTATGTTCGTTTCCTTTTCAGACAAGATGATATACACATTAACCTCGTGTTCCTGTCCAAATCTCCAACAACGTCTGACCGCTTGATAGAAACGCTCATAACTATCTGACAGACCACAGAAAATCATATTGTGGCAACTCTGAAAGTTAGAGCCAAAACCAAATATAGACGGTTTACTCACAAGACAACGGATATTTCCCTCGGCAAAATCTATACTTGCCTGTGCTTTCACTTCCGCATCATCACTACCCTTGATCTCAACGCAATCTGGTATTTTTCTCCGTAACATATCGGATTCATCGTTGTAATCAACCCATAATAGCCATTGTGAATCGTCTGATTCTGTCAACTCATAGGCTTTATCCGTCCTATCTTCCATGCTCTCTTTCCTTGCTTCTCTACGTTCTTGCAAGGTTTCTGCAAGCCTTACAAACATTTCATAATCTTCAACTTCGGATTTCGTGAGAATAGTTTGCATATTGAGTGATGGTAAATCATATCCGCTTGTCTCATATCCCAAATCCCCCGGTGAATTGAAATAAATCGCCCATGTTGCAAACCACTCCCAAAACTTTGTAACGCCTGCTTTTTTCAATCTCCAATCAGATGTTTTACCGCCATCGTGAACAAAGTATGTCGCAAGCATTTCTGTCCGGCTCATAATGCCTAAAAACTCGCATGACGTACCTATCTCGGTGTAATCGTTCGGTGCTATCGTAGCGGTACATAACAGTTTGTACGGTGTATGAAAAAATCTATCGGTCAAGTCACCCTGCGTTTTACTTGTAAATGACTTAATGATTGATGATTCATCAAGCACTACACCCACAAAATCATTAGCGTTAAAATGCTCAACCATTTCATAGTTGGTAATGTTTATACCGTCTTTTACATCATCCTGCGACCTGCATACATGGACTTCACAGATATTAAACTTTTCAGCTTCGTGTGCTGTCTGCTTTACAACCGACAACGGAGAAAGTATCAGCACCTTGCCATTTGTCTGTTTGTGTACGCAATATGCCCATTCAAGCAACATAAAACTCTTGCCAGTTCCGCAGCCTGTCAGAATAGCACATTTGCCTTTCTTTAATGCCCACCGAACTATGTCCTTTTGAAAGTCAAACAGTAACGGTGATAGCCATTCATCAGGAACGTCAAAACCTGCTTGTATGGTCTGTAATTCTTTTGTTTTCAAAAACTCCTGATAGTTCATAATCAACCTCTTTTTTATATCAAGGCGGTATAGTTGGTTATACACAAATAAACTCTATTATCTTTACAATCTAATGGTTTATAGTTGCGTCTATACCGCCCGATTACCTCAAATTTTCTTCAAATCCTCACCTGCATACCACGCACAACATTGACCCTCGGTTTGGACATAGTACGGTTTAGTGTCACCGTACTTCTTCGCTTTCTCGGTCATATCCAACAAGATTGTGACCTTACAACCCTTAAAGAATCTGCCCTTGTCATTGCGTACAACGCATTTATCCCCAACTTTCAACATCATCCAACCCTTTCTTTAAGATTGATTTCCAACGCTCCGTCTTTACTAACTCTTATGCGGTAATAGCCGTTTTGCAGCTTGTACTTCTCAACCAAATACAACGGTAAAGTCACTTTGCGTCCTGCACCTGATCCATTTGTGCTTAATACAAACGTTTCATCAGAACTTGTCGATGCAGGTACAATAAGTATCTTGGTGTTGTCTAACGAATATGTGATTATATCTGTGTCGATACCCAAAGCAGACCATTTATCAAATAACTGTCTGCATACAAAAGCCGGAATCGAAATTGTTGATTGCGGATTCTTGATATGCAGTCGTGCTACATCGTTTTTATATCCAAACGTATAACGTTTCCTTGCTGTCTCCATATCTGTACCTCTTACTTAAATGGCAATTCTGCACCGACAAAACCATCAGGAATGTTAAGAAAATCAAGACCAACTAAACCATTTTGTGACGGTGTTTCGGCAGGTGTCACATTTTCTTTGGTAGTTGTTGATTCTTCATTAGTTTCTTCTACATCATCAGAATGTGACTTTGAGTTTACTAACGTCATATCGTATATCGCATAGTTCGTATATAACGTACCACTTGCCTTGTTATTTGATACGCTGAACGGTGCTTGCTTCTTGGTGTATTTGCGTCCGTCAGAAGTCTCACGTTCTGTCTCATATCCCCATCCGATCTTTGCGTCTATATGGGTTTTCTTGTCATACTCAAACTCTTTACCCTTGACCTCTTCGTAAGCCTTGCCATACAACGTACAGAATGAATTTGACCAATCTGTTTGATACTGTCCGTCTTTATCCTTTTTCTGCCCGGATAGACTTGCTCTTGCGTAAGTACCCTTATCCTCTATGCTCCATATTGTCACTTTATGTCCTGATTCAAGTGGCATATTTATCACTTCCTTTCGCTATAATGTGTCATTGTCACATTACACTTACCGATGCTATAGTTCCCAACTTTTCCCTGCTTGTGCGTAATCTACATTCACGCTATCAGGAACTACCTTTTTGATCTCGGTTACACACTCTCGACTATCACAGGTATCAACACCCATATGGAGAATGATTACGTTTTGGAGCGCATCAGTAAGGTTTGTTTTGATAAACTCAATGCAGGTATCAAGGCTACAATGCCCTTGCGTTTTATGAATTATGTTTTCTGCGTCCATATCCAGATATTTATCTTGATAGTTACATTCGATGAATATATCTGTCAGACGATGCGTAACGAAGCTGTAAGGTACATATTCACAATCACAGGCATATACCATTCGCCTATCGGCAACCTTGATATAACCGCCCCTGTTTTCTACTCCATTATGGGGAAGTCGGAATAACTGTACGGTAAATGGATTTATTCTAATCACCGCATTTGGGTTTTCATCAAGATATGGTGTAAATACTCTTACTCCCATCTTCTTGAAGTCCTCTACGGCTTTAGAGTGGTCAGCATGACCATGAAATGCTATCCCGAACTTTATCCCCATAATGTTGTAGTCTATGTCTTTCTTGACTTTAGATACCGCCATACCTAAATCAAGTAACAACATATCTCCGTTATAATCGAGTACATAACAGTTCCCGGATGATCCTGTGCCGATACACTTAAACGTCAGCATTTCTTACCTCACGCAAAACTTGTCTGTCCGTCAGCATCCTCGGTAACTTCTACCGCATCAGCATCTATAAACTCCGTTGCATTAGCTTCGGATTCTATGTCTGCGTTGCGCTGCTCAATCGGGTCTGTAATGATTGCCGATTCCTCGTCAAGAACGGTTCTCTGCTCTGCATTGAAGTCCATATCAATCGTCTTGCATAATCTACGCATTACGGTCTTTTTAGCCATCTGCTCGTAGAAACGTCCCCAGACAGGTGAACTCTGTGCTTTGCTCGATTTCCTGCTGTTTTCGATTTCATCTTTGCTCATGGAATCAACCAGGATGTCACCATCCTCAAACTGACATACCGCAAACGCTCCGATAATCTCACCGTTGTTAAACGGCAATGGTTTGAAATTGACGCTCTGCTTGCCATCTATAACGGTTTCTTCATAATCATCACCCTGACGTACCACTTTTGCATAAATGTCCTTTATGGGTCTGACAGAGTATTTTTTACGGAGTTTCACTTCACCAATATATGAAGTCGAATAATCAAGTTTTGAACCATAAGGAATCAAATACGCTTCTCCGTTCAAAAAGTCCAGACCGAGATATGCACCACGCATCATTCCTGCCTTGACCTGCGCAATTCCGTCTTTCGGATGATCTTTGATGAACTTTTGAATAGTGTCATTACCATTCAAAAGAGCAAGTGCGTTCTGTACGAAGCGGTCTGTATTGAACCCCTCTGGTAATGCAGGCGCATTAGCTATTAAATCTTCCCTTAATGCAACTGAAAAATCTGCCATTTTTTAACCTCTCTTTCCATATTTAGGTGTCGTTAACGCATCTTGTAAACTCCATCCCATAACTTGCAATCTTATACGAACCCTTGAATATGGAACGTTATACTCTTCGCACCATTGAGCAAGGGTTTGAGTTTTACCATTCATTTCGATATAGACGTTGTTGCGCTTGTTATTTGATTGAGTTTTCATATCGACCCAACGACAATTATCAGGTGAATAATCCTTATTATTATCAATACGGTCAATGGTTAATCCTGTTTTGTATCCGTGAGATAATGCCCATCTTTG